ACTACTGGGAGTTGAACCCAGACTAACAGAATCACAATCTGTGTTGCTACCATTACAACATAGTCACACCAAAGAAAACTTTGGAACTAAATTTTTAAAGAACAAAAAACCCTCTAACTTTTCAGGTAGAGGGTTCTGGAAAACAAACTAGGTTTTATTAGTTTACTTTACACAACCCTCTCTGGCTCATGATTTAAGCATGGTGTTGACCATCCACCATTTGCTGGTAGATAATCTCTGCTTAAGGATATCATTTTCGAGTTCATGTAATAATTATACACCTTTATTGAATTAAAGTAAAGTAATATTTTATGCTGCAAAACTAGAGCCACAGCCACAAGTTTGCTTTGCATTTGGGTTTATGATTTTGAATGCTTGCTCAAATGCTTTGGTTTCATAGTCAACTGTTGAACCTGTCAAATACTGCATGCTCATATAATCAACTACAACATTATCTATAACAAGATCATCTTCTTCTTTATCTGCAAACTCAAATGTATATGAGTAACCAGAACATCCACCACCTTTAACTGCGATGCGTAGATAGTTCTCTTGGTTTTCAGCAAGCAGATCTGTAATTTTCTTTGTTGCGTTTTCTGTAACTGTAATCATTTGCAGGAGCACTTTAGTTCGTAATCTTTAATGGCTGCTTTAATGGCGTCTTCAGCCAAGATAGAGCAGTGGATCTTAACAGGTGGTAATGCTAGTTCTTCAGCAATCTGACTATTTTTGATAGAGCCTGCTTCAGCCAGTGTCTTTCCTTTGACCCATTCTGTAACGAGTGAACTAGAAGCGATTGCGGAACCACATCCGTATGTCTTGAAACGAGCATCTCTAATAATACCATCTTCCACCTTTATCTGCAATTTCATAACATCACCACATGCTGGTGCACCAACCATTCCAGTACCTACTGATGGATCTTCTTTGTCCATGGAACCCACGTTACGTGGATTTTCATAGTGATCGATAACTTGATTTGAATATGCCATAACTCTATTTAGACAAAATCATTGTCTGGATTATACACATCCATAAAATTTAAATCTGTATGGAAAGCCATATCTTCAGTAATAAAATTTGATGCATGTTTACTCATAATTACTTTACCGAAACTACCATATTTGTTTTTATTCATCCTGTAATCCATGTTACCATCAAACTCGTAGATAATCTCTTTACACTTTTGTTTGTATGATTCATTGGAATCATTTTTTATCATGGTACCATCACGTTCAATTGTGTTCATACTCCAAAGCTGAAAATCATCATTGTGGAAAAATGTTGTATAATTTTCTTCTATCTTTATGTTTTGTCTATTGATAGGGTGTGAGAATAGCATCGAACGAACATAGGTATTTTGCCATTTTAACGCAAAATTATTCCACCAAATAAACTTGTATGGTGTATCAATTTTTATTGGAGCAGCGTTATTCATTTTGGTTAAAATATAATAAAGTTTAGCGGAATCTTTTTCGTTAAACTGTGTCCTATGTTGGATAAATGGAATCATATTATCCTCGGTTACAGGATCATTTATCGCAGACTTACTGTCCCAAAATATCTTGAATGCTTCAATTACAAATATACTACCATATAGTTGGTCCATGCCTTCGCCAGTTACATAGAAGTAATCATCATTACCCATAATATGAGCAAAGTTGTTGGCTGGCATTAATTCAAAATTTGGAAGAACGAAATTATCATAAAAATATGGGTTCTCAATAAAACTATCATGCGGCATAAGAACAGTGATTCGTTTTAAATCTTCTTTACTACATGTTTTTAAAAATGAAGTAAGAATTAACGTACTATCAACACCACCACTCCACATAACAGCAATCCTACGATTACCGAGTATGGCTCTACCCATAAGTTCGACTGCTCTATCATTACATATTTGTTCAAATGGTTTTTCTAATTGTCTGTACGCAGGAAGTGCACAGTTTTTTAGAAGTGTAGTTTTCATTGGAATTTCAATTGTTTCTGTTCTGTCGTTAATAGACATATTCCTAGCATAAAAATAAAACAATCCACCAAACAAACGAACATCATCCATTTGTTTAATTTCTGGAAATATACGACTATACTCCCTATCAAAATAATAGACACTATTGTAAGCAATAATATTCTTCATAACTTTAAATATCCAAAATTGAACATTCTAAAATCTTTTAAAATTTCAGGTAGTTGGTTTAAATCTTTCTCATCACGAATTTTATTAATGTATAACAAACGTGCATACTCTGTTTTAGATATTCTTTGATGTAGTAGTTCATGGTTTATCTTGATATCTTTAGCTGCAGACTGAAGATCTATTTGTTTAATTGAAGCCCAATCTGCCACATAATAATATTCATTTTTATGATCTGCTGTAACATTTCGCTCAAGCACCAACTTGGCTTGTTGGTATTTTTCAATATAGATTGATTGTTGATATGATAAATTACATGGGTTTGAATCTAAACGCATTGTCTCCAATGTTTCAAGTATTACATTTACTAGTATCGCTTTTTGCTGAACCAAAAAGAAATAATATATTTCTTCAGGAGTCATTGGCTTAACTGATAATATAGATTCATTGATAAAGAACTGCATATCCAATGCTTCAGCATTCCATGGATATTCAAAATCAAATCCCTCATGTACTTTCCATTTCTTTGCACCAGCAACATCACCGCAAGTTAAGTTATATAATTGAAATGTATTTGGCATTCTAGATAACACACGAATCAATTCAGGATTATGCGATGTAACCATAACCCTGTTAGTTTTCATATCAACTAAAAAGTGAAATGCTTTATTTGGATCTGTTGCGTGAATTTTATATCGAGCAATTACAGGGTTGTATATCTTCGGTAATACGTGTTTACACTGTTGTAGTTGTTCGACTGGATCTTTTTTACGAATCCAATTTGATATGTTTTCAATATCTTTGATCATGAAAATCCATTTTTAATTTATTTAATCTAACTATTAAACTGCCACCCAAACTAAACACTGTTGATATAACCAAGCAACCCAAGAAACCCAGTAAGGCTATATCATTTAATTTATTTAAACTAGCCCAAGCATACACTGGAAATCCAACAAACAATCCGATTAAAATACCTGTTACCATGGCTTTACTATCTTGCAGCTTTGGTTTAATCAATGCGATAATTGATGGAACGATAAACGTCATGCAGATACAACCTTGCATGTAAACAAAGTAAAGGATGTTAACTCCTGGAATATTAACAAGTGCCCATGAAATGAGAACAAGACCAACGACTGCTGTTCTACTTAAATCAATAGTAGCATCATCATCTTGAGGATATAATTGTGGTAAAATATCATTACTCAATAAAGTTGTTGCGCTAGTGATCTGACTATCAATAATTGATGTTAAAGCAGTTAATAACATAAACACAACTAAGTAAAGTGCCCATGGATCCAATAATGATGATATAACAGACACGTTAGTAAGTTGTAAATTCTCAGGTTTAATACCCATACCTGCTGCAACAAAACCAAGTGATGCAAATGTCGCTACAGCAATAAAGAAAATTACTGAAGCCACTGCATAGGTTACTTTAATTTTTTCTGGTTTGATTATAAATGCACGTTGCCAGAAAGAATTATCTGCCCATGGTAAACTAAAGTGACGGAATACAAAATATATACCAGTTGTCCAGAAAACAGTCATTGCTTCTGCTGTAGTAAATAAATCTCCATATTTACCATCTGCACCTGTCATACCTTTAGCAACTGCATCCCAACCAACAGCATACCAAACTTGTGGAACAACAACCAAAGCAGTGGCAACTACAACTACCATCTTAAAAATTTCAGTTATGTTGGTGCTTTTAAATCCACGGAAAAATGAAAATAGAACTGCAGATATAATCAAAAATCCTGCAGCAATATTCATATTCAAACCAGTTAATACTTGAATTAACTTACTACCAGCAAAGATATTTAAACTTAATGCGAGAATGGCTACTAAGATAAATGCAAAGTTATATGTATTATGAGCAACTTTACCGTAGTTTAGTTTGATATGTTCCGAGAATGTAAAACCGAGTGGATGCATCTCACGAATTTTATAAGCAGCAAACCCAAATATAGTTAGTGTTAGTGTGTTCATTCCAAGGATCCAAAAGAATCCTGTGAATCCAAATTGATAACTTAATTGTGGTGCCAGAAATAAAGCAGTTGCCCATGTCCATGCTGCTGAAACACTAAAAGCTCCACGAAGAACTTCAAATTTTCTATCAGCTAACAGAAATGATTCTTTTGTTTTGTTAGTATCTCGACTAAAGAACCAAACTAATAAACCGCAACTAACGAAGTATACTGTCATTAACAGTACTAGACTATTGATACTTAGCAAATTATCCTCTATTAAAAATATTTGTAGATATACTTATTCGGTTTTCAGCAGAGTTGTTCACCTCAACCATATGTAATATATATGCAGGGAATAATACTAACTTACCAGCTACTGGTTTGATTCTTACGTGTTTGACATTAGAAATATTACCTTCTGGATTTCTTCCCCAGTTGGTAGAACCTCTTGGATCAACTAGCAAAAGATCTCCTGAGTTCTCAGGACAATTTACATAATAAACAGCAGCGAGGATAGCAGGAGAATGATCATGAATAACAAGTGGTTTACCTGGACATTGTTTATTAACCCATCCCCTAGACATAGATAAATTTGCTTGCACTTCTGATGTAACAGCTTTCATAATAAAATCTTTTACTTGTGTAATCTTTGGTGTTTTACAATCCCAGAGATTAAACTGCCAGCCTGCTGGTTTGTTAGATGGAAATTCTTTAATAAGATCAGTATTAAACTGTGCATCAAATCCTGTATCAATTTCCCAGACAGGTGTTGCCCACAATTCTTGTTTAGTTACATTCATACTTTCTCAACTTTAATCTGACATTTCTCTAAAAAATCAATTCCATCTTCATCACGATATGAATCACGATAGTAGACGTGTTCTATTCCAGCACCATGAATTAGTTTAGCGCAGTGTATGCAAGGAGCATGAGTGCAAAATAGACTACTACCATTTCCTCTCTCCCCATCACGAGCCAACTTGAGTATAGCATTCGCTTCAGCATGTATAACCTCGTCTTTCGTTTTTGTTTCACCAGTAGGATACCAAGATTTTGTAACATCATTATATTCACTTATATGGTATTCACATTCATTAGTCCAACCAGCTGGCATACCATTGTAGCCAATGGAAATAATGCGATTGTCTTTTACGACAACCGCACCAACGTGTAATCGTTTCGCACTGGATAGCTGAGCAAACCTTTCAGCTGTATCCATAAACGCTTCAATCCATTTTTGTTTCATGCTCGTTCAAATCCCACATCCTTCATCATGTTCTCAAGCATATCATCAGCATTTTCATTAGTGAGAATTGCTGGATCTTCTTTCAAACCACGCCACGCAGCAATTTTGAATGTTGGCTTCTTACCATCAACAGTCCATTTCTTACCATTCCAATGTGCAAACTTATAAAATGGCCAATTACCTTCTTCTTTAGTTTCATAGAAACCAACGTAGTGTGGATTTTCATCAACAGGATACCAATCAGTGACTGTTTCTTCATACTCTGCCAATTCACGCTCTGCTTCTTGCTCATCCATCCAATCATCATGGCGTCCAAGTAAGTCAGTGAAGTCAAGAAGTTCATCTGGAAGATTTTCCAATGATGCACGATCGCTAATATCATATTCATAGTAATCATCATATCCGTTTTGGAACATTCCACAGAAACCCATTCCTGGTTCCCAGTAAATTGCTCTTACATCATACTCTTGACTATCCATATATTCGTATAAAGCAATCGGTGGAGACCAAGCAGAATCAAATGATACCCAAATGGTATTATCGTCTTGTCGTTCCCAATCATGGATCATTGCGTCCCACTTAGTACCCCAGTTATTCACTGACCACTCATAATCCCATTCACCATCTGGGTTTGGATAGATGGTATTGAATATCTGGATGCTTTCACTTTTAAGATTTGTTTCGATTGCATCAATCTTAGATTTATCTGGATGGCTAATTGTTAATGTATTGTCGCACCAATTTGGCATAATAAAACTCCTTAATATATTTTTTCAATTTTTGAAATAAATTCAATTTCCTGCTAGCAACTAGGCACTCGCTCCAGTCTCTGGAGCTACAGATTTTTTTGTTGACTTCCCCTTTGTAGGTGGTTCAACAGATACCATCCCTGCTTCATACACAAGTTTGTGTGTAATCTTTGGATACAACTTTGTAAGTTTCTGATCTTTAACTGCAAGAACAACTTTGGCTTCTGAAGGATGTACGTTCTCAAGCAACTGAATAAACAAAGTTTCTCTGCGTAGTGGTGTTAAATCTTCACGACAGAAAATATACAACTTGCGCATTTCCATATGCAAGTTTCCTGGACTCATACCAATCGGAGCAGCATCTTCTTTGAATGGAGGATCTCCCTCTGGTAGATTAAATTTCTTTTCAGGATTGAACGCATGTTCAAATAATAGTTTGAGTGCACCACTATCTTTATATTTTTCAATATTAGAAGTATCTGCATTGATATCTTCAAGCAATTCAGTAATAAGTTTCGATGACATTAAAAGTCCTCCAGTTCGTCAAGTAGTAGACGACACTTATGTTCAATCAAATAATTCATGATAGCCATTTTGTCGCCCACAGGTTTATTATTCACATATGTATCTATAATCTCTTTTGATACATCCTCAGGAATGAATTGAAAATCAACCAACGTAGCATTGCGATGCCAGTTGCGACGTTCCTCATCATTCTTACATGCTGCAAAACCATTCTCAATAAATTCTTCAAGTCGTTTTGCACTAACAGGTTTCTGACGTTCGCCACTGACGAATACATCATCAGGACTAAGAATATTTGGAATACCATCGTCACCTGCTTTAACAATGTGAGTAATGTATTTCTCTTGTAACTCACGATGTGTTACTTTAATATATTTCTTTTGAATAGGTGACCACTGAACCACGTTATCATATTTCTGTAGTTGAATAAAGTCACCATCAGAAGAAAGAATCAATACTTTCTGTGGTTCCTCAACGAGTCCTTGTTGAACAAGATCATTTTCCTGTGTCCACTTAGCAAGTACTGCGATAACATCATCTGCTTCAGCACGATCCAAATGAATCACACGATACGGAAAATGTTTTGCAATATCATCACGCATCTCAGACAGCGTGTCAAAGATCAGTGTCCAGTTTAGATGGCTTGCATCACGTGCTTTCTTTCGACCTGCTTTGTAGTTGGGAAAGAATTCCCTACGCCAATACTTACGTCCATCACAACAGATAACCAACTCGCCATACTCTTTACCATATTTCTTTTTATATGATTTAAGTGTAGAGAGGGTTACGTGACGAATCAAGTTCTTAACCTCAGACTCACTTCCAGTTAGTTCACGCTGGAAGGATAGGATGTTGCTCAATGCAACTTGTGAATAGTCAACTAAAATCATTAAAATGCTCCAAGTAAAATTGTTTCTTCATTGAAGCGACCATTCGGCACAGCAGGTTTAGTCCTGATTGTTTTGATGGCATTATTCAATGCACGTTTCCCTAGCGATAACCCTTTGAAGAATTCTTCAGGTTTACGCAGAGTCATGCGTTTAGATTCTTTAATATCGAATCCAATAATTGTTGTTCCCTTAACTGACAACGTGTTACCGTTCTCACCCTTATACACACCAAGATGTTTATACTTGGTGTTGTAATACCAAACCTCAACCGATCCAATAATGCTGGCTGGGTTCACAGACTTAATACCGAGTTCGGTAAATTCTTTCATATACTTCATCTTCGCTACTTGCACAGATGCAGGTTTCTCTTTACGCTTACGTGGCGCACGATTAGCCTTAGCAGTTTGTACTTGTTGTTGACAGTCAGCAATGATTGTTTCAACAAACTCAGCGAACTTCTTCAGTTCACGTTTAGTGAAGTGTGAATAACCTTCTACCAGTTGCTCATCATTTCCTTCAATCGCTTCTCTAAGTTCTTGGGCAGTACCCACAAACAATTCTCCAATGCGTTTAGCAATCGGTCCAGCCACTTGATTACCAGCAAGGTAATTCTTGGCTGAGAAGTCAGACTTACAACCATTGAGAACAAAGTCATCAATCGCTCCCTCAATCTCGCCAGCAAGTTCATGTGCCTTTTCTTCCATACGTTCTTGTATAGATGGTAGTGGGATTACATTCTTTGGGGTTTCTTTAACAACTTTCTGCACAGGTTTAATCGTAAGCGCAGTTAGTTCAGTTATTTTATTTGCGAGATATAGTTCTTCTTTCTCCATAAGCATGGATCCATTATGAACCAATCGTGCAAGAATACCAGCATGACGAAAATGATGTTCGTCAATTTTAGTGAGTGCCACTGCAAGTTTCTTATCTTGCTTTGCAACATATGAGATAAGCCACTTCTTCTTATCCTTGTCGTCATGTTCAAAATTGTAGTAGTTCAGTGCTTTCAAAAAGTCTGAACCATACTTCTCGGTTGATAGTGAGGGTTCACTACCTTTCAGAGCCAAGACCATCTCTTTACGTTTTGCAGAATTCATTGCCATAGGTATATTACCTCCAAGTTATAATATAATTATACCTGAAAGCTGAATTATTGTAAAGCATTATTTTCTTGTAGTTGCGCAGAAACAACGAAATTGATAATCTCTAGACGAGTTAGAGAGCTACAGTTCTCCCACATAGAGAAATGTGTGGAGTTTGGGATACGAACCTCTCTTGCGTGCGAGAAAAGTTCTTTAAACTCATCATAACCACCTGTTGTGGCTTCATAATCGTATTCACCTAAAATTGCAAGAATAGGACAGGTAATCTCTTCAGGATTAAACCCATGATCGTGATGGTCTACGTAATAATTATTGATATCGTTTACAACTTGTGCTGGAACTCTCCAAGTTTTTTTGCCAATCACTTCAAGTACAGATTCTTCCCATCCTTCGAGTTTGTTTGATTTTGGAATTAACTTATCACTAATTTTTGCAATACGTTCTTTCTTCAATTTCTCCATACCAGTTTCAAAATGAAGATCGTGTTTCTTGTAGTATTTTGCATCAGTGCGAATAGCAGGACTATGAATAATAACTTTGTCAAACAACTCCCAGTTTGCTGCGATCAATGCTGGTGCTGTTGATGTTGAAAACCCTAAGATTGTTTTGGAAACATACTTGCTGGTATCAATGTCTTTTAGTGCAAACTGAATTTGTTCTGCATAAGCAATACGATCATAAGAAAAGTATTCTTCACTCTCGCCATAACCAGCTGGATCTAACAATACTACATCTATACCTGCAGCTCCAAAATAATCAACATGAGTGAATCCTTCTGGTAGTTTAAAATCCCAGAAAGCACGTGGTGATAGACTCTGTCCTGGTAGGATGAATAATAAGTGTTTATGTTCGGGTTTTAGATATTGGTGCGCAACCATTTTAATACTTCGTTTTCTTCAAATGTGATATCTTCAAATTTAATAACAGGAATAACATTACCTGC